GTTTTAAATTTTTTTTTTTAATTTTAAAAATTGTAAAGGGACGTAGGTAAAAAAATAGTCCTACTGGTCCAAGAAGAAAAATCTTCCACGCGGGCCGGGTTCGGTTGGCCAAATCCTTTGCCTTTCAGCAATGGTTTTGTCGATGGGCCACCAAACTTGGTCTAGTAATGCGAGTCTATCAGGAAATTGTAAGGCTTCCCAATCTTGTATTGGCACTTGTCCTGCTCTAGTCAACCAATTAAGGTGTCGTTGAGCTGGCATGTTGCCGCGCTGTTTCAAGCGATTGAAACAGTACTCTGCAAACTTAAAGAATCTTTCATTCGTTCCGCAAGATGCGTAAGCTAGTCCAATGAAAACAGAAATTTGTCTGTTCCATGTATTATAGCTGGTCTCTGGGAATAAGAGATGTCGAAGTAAATCTTCGTCTGATCGGTACGGCATTTGGTTTACAATTAAGTATCCAAGAATGCTGTGTCCTTCAAAGTCGTGTGAACACATTGATTTCTTGATATTTAGTTTAGCGTTGAAATATTTCATCGCAGCATCAGCTAAGTTAATCATGAAAGTTGGTCCATATACGAATTCAAGGAAAGCGACGATTGAATCATCACCTTGTACTTTCATCCAGAAGGCTTCGTTCTCTATTCTAATTCCAAGCGAAGCTAAGCAAGTGCATAGCATAATCGCGTTGGCGAAAGAATCCATTAGTTGAGTCATTTGAAATCCTGATCCAAATCCATTTCTTGTCCATTGATAGATTAATCCATTAGGTAACATAATTGGCGTATGTAATATAGCATTACACATCCAGTCATATAATCTTTGGATTCTAACAGGGTCAGCTTGGGATCGTGGATCATGATAAAAAGAAGTTTGTTCGTAGCTTGAGAAATCAAAGTATGATCTCCAAATCATGAATACTTCCTTCATTAACTCAAATAATAGTCTCTTGTCAAATTGAGACCAGTCACAGGTTAGGACTGTTTGGTGAAAGAAAGATACTTGATGCGCTTCGCGAATTAGCTTCTTGACTCCGCCTCGTAACGTTTCTCTTCCCCATAGCAACATTCCGCATTGTTCGAAATTTTGATAGATGTGCTGAAGTGTCCAGATAAACATCAACTCTGCTTGTAGTACAAGCCATGGTGCTCCGAAAACAGCGCGAATCTTATCAGCTTCGTCGTGTGCGACAACATGTGATCTGCTGTGCAACGTGTGCGTAGTGTAAGGCTGTGGTTTTCCATCGAACCAAAATGGCATATCTCCATCTTTGATTTGGTGAATTAGAAAACGATTATAGGCATAAACCTCAGGGTACAAGTTATGCTTGGTTCGACCATTGTTGTCGATAAGTCCAAACTTTTGC